CTTTCATGCGGCCACCGTTTGTAATGACACGCCATCGGGCGTAACGCGCTCAAGTATTTTTGCTGTCTTGTTGCTTGACACCGCGGTAGACCTGGCTTCGGCTCGAAGGTTTGTCACCTCAGAGCGAAGCGCCCGCAACTCAGTAACGATGTCATCGTTTGCGCTGGCCCCGGCAAAGCGCACCCCCAATGAGCCGTTAATGTTTGCCAGGGGCATGATGGCCTCGGAGCCGTGCTCGCCCATTTGCGCGATGTTGAAGTCAGTAGGCCTAGACACAATGCCGTTGGTGAACGCGCCGCCAGTGGCGAACCCGTATTTGGCCCGCAGGTTGTAAGGGCTACCGTCCCAGCCGACTGCGGAGTAGATGTCGCCACCCACCCGCGCCGCTGCGGCATTGAATATGGCGGAGGCAACGCCGGTGGTGCTGGATAGGTACAGCACCTTTGCCGCATTTAGCAGCGCCGAGTCCGCCGGGTTCAAAACCACCGCCGTATTCAGCACCGCCACTTGAGAGTTTGTTTGCAAGGCGGCCACAGCGTCGATGACGCCCTGTCGGCCCCCGGCCGTAATTTCTGAGGTGGACCACCCTCCCGTTTTATTGGTGTCGTATTTGTCAAGCAACGCTTTGACAAAGGCGTCTGTAATATAGGCCGCCGGGATGCCTGTGGCCGAGGCTTGGCCCTGCGCCGCAGCTTTAAGGTCAGCCAGGCCCATTACATCGTTTGCTGCAGCATTGGCCTTCGCGGTGGCGCCTGAGACAGCGCCCGTAGCGGTGGCGCTAATTTTTTGCGCAGTTTCCAGCGTATTGAGCCGAGTCGCCTCCAGCTTGCTGATCAGGCCGCTGCTGTCGCTGTCGAACTCGTTAAAGATTTTCGCCAGTATCGAGTCCGGGGCTTGGCCGTTGAAGTATTTAATGAACTCAGATTGGTCGATGGCACCCGATAGGTTGGTGTCAATGGTGCCCAGCGCCGAGGTGAGGTCTAAGGTGATGCCGTCCTTGACGCCTTGGAGCAGCGGGACAAGTGCGGCCTGCAAATCGCCGACGGCCTTGACCATTGGGTCCTCGCCCTGCGGCACTGCCACCGTCAGCGTCGATAGCGTATCGGCCACGCTTGCGGCCTTGAACACATCCACCAGGATCCTGGCCTGCTGCAGCGCAAATTCAGCGCCCGTGCTCGCGCTGTCTCTGGAGGCGCCGATAGCGGTGCTGGCCGCCCCCGGCAGCGCCTGCATTGCCTCGGCATTACCGCCGAGTGCTTTCGTTAGCAAGTCGCCAAAGAGCACACTCGGCTGCAGTGTTTCCCCATTTACGAAGTCCTTGAGCGACTTGGTCAGGTTCCCGAACTTTTCTGCCGTGGCATTGGCCGCATTGGCCGCGTCGATCTGCGCGGTGAGATTCAGATCAGCGATGGTGGCCAGCGCGTTGGTCACATCCAACGCAAAGGCCCGCACCGAGTCCGCAATGCTGGTGAGCTTGTCCTTGGTGGCCTGCAGCGCAGCCGCCTGGGCCTGCAGCGCAGCCGCCTGGGCCTTGAGCGCCTCGACCTGGTCAAACAGCCCGACGTTACTCGCATCAATGGCTGCGCGCTGCTTCTCTAGCATTTGCGTGCTGGTCATTGTCAGCGTGTCGTACTCGTCTTGCAGGCGCGTGCGTTCACTTGCGATGTCTGCCAGCGATCTGACTGCGACGGCCACGGTATCAACCACGGTCTCAACCACCGGGTTCAGGGCGGCAAAGGCACCGGCCACGCTGATGAGCGCGGCGTAGGTTGCTTGGCCGCTGGTGGTGGTCAGGTCTTGGGACTCAACAAGGGCGCGGAAACTTTCCTTAGTGGCGGTGGCGGCATCCAAGCCACTGCCTGCCGTGGCGGCGTTGATGTTCTTGATTGCCTGCGCGGTTTGTTCTGCGGCGCTGTAGAAGTTGGTGTAGTAGGCCGTCAGGTTGGTTTGCAGGGCTTCCAGCCCACCGGATGCTGCTATCAAGCCTTGGGTGGCGGCATAGCTCAGGTCAGCCAATGCCCCAAGCGCACCGGGCAGCAAGACGAGTTGCTGATTGAAGGACGCCAAGGCGGTGGCGGCCGTGAGTGTGGTGTCAATTTGCGCCTGAGTTGCGCCTGTGGCTGCAAGTCCATCAAACGCGCCCTGCAAAAACTTGGGAAGCTCACTGCCTTTGAGCGCGGCGTACACCGCACGGCTGGCCTCTAGCTGCATGGCGGCGTCGGTGTAGGCAATCTCACCACCGCTTGAGTAGCTGCTGCTGCCAACACCACCACCCACGGCAAAGTTGTTGCCTTCGCCTTGCTTGCCGGTATTGGAGCCAAAGGTAAACGACGAGGCCGCCACCTTGATGCCAAGCGCCATGGCCTGCGCGGTGTATGCCGTTTGCATCCCGGTGATGGCCTGCGCTGCGCGGGGGCTTAGCCCGCCCCACTCGTCTTTGGCGACGGTGCCGGTCAGCCTGCCGGTGGCATCAAAGGTTTGCGTGGCTTGGCCGGTGCCTTCTGTGGATTTGGTTTTATTGCCGGTCAGCAGGGTATAGGCCAGCACCGCTGCGGCGACATAGGGCATGGCCGAGCCAATGGTTGTCAGCATCGACGCGGACCCGGTGGCCCCATAGGCCAGCCCGTTGGCTGCGGCGGTGGCGGCTTGTGCCGCGGTGCCTGTGATGCCAACAATGCTTTGCATACTGGCAATGGCGGCAGTGCTCACTGTGGACAGCGCGGCGCTCGCGCCGGGGAACATATTGCTGAGGCTGCTGAGGTTGCTAAGGCCACCCAGGCCGCCTGACCCACCTGTGAGCGCACTTGCCGCACTTGCCGCTGTTGTCATGCCTGTCAAACCCGTGGCCGACACCAGCACCTTGAGCACTTGCGTCTTGAGGGTGTTTTTGATGGTGTCCCAAAGCGATTGGAAAAAGCCCTTGCCCGACTCAAACGCACGCATGAATGCGTCTTCCCAATACTTGCCAGATTCTTCGGCGGCTTTTTTGTTGGCGTCCGCCAGCTCTGCCAAGGCGTCGCGCGCCTCGCCTGAGCGGTAAATGCCGGCCAGTTGCTTGCGGGCATCAATCTGGCGCTGCAGGTTGTCGTAAGCCTCGGTGCCTGCGGTCAGGTTCACCAGTTGATCTTGCATGCGGGCCACGGTGGTGTCTTCAATGACGGATTTGAGTTTGCCCTGGTTGTCGAACTCAGCCTGTGCGACACGCACTGAGGCCTCAGCGGCATTGGCGTCCTGCAGCGAGGCCAGGCGCTGCTCGGCCATGTACTTTTCTATGTCATCGTTTTCTTTGTTGCGCAGGTTGGCCTTGGCCTGGGCGCTTTCAGTGATAGATTTGCGCAGATCATCCTCGGCCTTGGCGGCAGCGACCATCAGCGGTTGTTTTGCCAACAGCGCATTGACCGATTCGTTGAACTGGTCCTGGCTGATGGTTTTGCCATCCAGCGCCGCACGCAGTTTGTTGGCATCCGCCGCCCAGGTCTTCTCGAACCCGGCGGCCTGTGCCATCAGGCCGTTGTATAGCTCAAGGCCTTTGGTGGCTTCGCTGACGGTTTTGGCTGTGGTGCCTGCGCCGCCCCCCATGGCAGCCATCAAGGCTTTGTAGTCTTTGAGCCAGGTAGAACTGGTATTTGTTTTTGACGGTGATGGTGCTTTGTCGTTTTCTTCGGTTAATGACAATATTTCCTTGTTATTTCGCGCAATCATGGTCTGCAAATCAGCTGCTGCTTTGGTTTGCCCAAAGAATCGCATCAAACTTGCATTGGCTTCATTAATTGTGTTGTTGAACCCAAGCCAAATAACCTTGGCAGGCTTGAAGATGGCTTCCCAACCAATACCGCCTAGGCCAACCCACGCGGCCTGAAGTAACCCGCTGTCTTTCGCAGCCTCCGCCATTGCAGCCGAGACGCTGATTAGCCCAGGCAATGCGTCATTGAGCATCGTCATGCCCAAGAGTTTTGAATTCATGCCAAGCGTGGCAAGGCTATCGTTGAACTCGTCGGCCAGCGGTGCCATCAGCACCATTTGCGCGGCATAGGCGGCAGACTTCTCTGCGGCCACTCTGAGCCCTTCGCTGCCGAGGTTGAGCATCGGGATCAGGTCCATGCCTGTCTTTTTGAAGACTTCGACGGCCAGGTTGGTTTTCTGCATGCCGTCGGGCATCTTGGCAAAGATGTCGGCAAACTGCCGCATGGCGCCGTCTGCTGTGGTAGCAGTAATTCCTAACTTTTTAAGCGCTTCCCCATGTTCCATCATGGTGCCCGACAGGCCTTTGATGCCCTTGGCCACCGCTTCCATGGATGTGCCGGATTGTTTGGCAGCCAGCTCGTATTTGGCCAGCTCGGCCACCGAAATGCCGACGCGCTGGCTCATGTCGTTCATGGCGTCGGCGGCTTCAATGGTCGACTGAATCCAGCCGATAAAGGCGCCTGCGGTCAAGCCCACGCCGATGCCTGCCAGCGCGCCCTGCACACCGGAGGCCGCGGTTTTCAGGCCGTCCAGGGATTGGTTGACGCTGGTAAATGCGGCCTTGGTCGCATCAATTGCCGTCAGGCGTATGCCTACATCAGCCATAGCGCGCTTTCAAGCAGTCGGGCGTTGTTCGGCCCACACTTCAAGGGTGGCACGCTCCGCGGCGCAGATCCCGGCAAAGGTGTCACGACGGGCCTGGCCTTGCAGCCCGGCCTCATCCAGGTAGGCCCGCACGCCGGCGTAGTCCAGGCCTGTGGCGCCGCCCATGCCAACGCGCCACTGCGTCTGCACCGCGCACCAGCAGTGCCAGGCCTCGACGTTCTCGGGCCACAGATAAAAGCAGCCCTGCGCATCAGCAGTTGTGGCGGCCAGCACGGCAGCGATAAACGGGTTGTTTTTGTCATTCGCTGTGGGCTCGGTGGTGGTGGGGGTTTGTGCGTGCGCCCGAGCGCACGCTGCTAGTTTTTTTCCTTGGCGCCGCACTCGCTGATGTAGGTGCGCAGCGCCAGGCCGCCTATGCCGGGGATTTTGAAAAGCTGCCGCAAGGCGTCTTCCGAGTACGGCAGGTTTTTGTCATCGCCGTCGCGCACGCCGCTCCAGCCGCTGACCACGTCCACCATGAAGTCGGCAATCGAGACCTCAGAGCCCACGTTCAGGCGGCTTTGGATTTGATCGGCATCGAGCCGGGTGCAGGTCAGCGTAAAGTCAAACGGCTGCGCTATGCCTGCGGCGTCGTTGATGGTGCCCTTGACCTTGAAGCCAACGGTGTCCGAGACGATGATTTTGATAGCCATGATGTGCCCGATCTAGAGTAGTAAGCCCGATGCATGGATATGCGCGGCCGACTGGCTCGGGCGGAGACCAGCCAGGCGCTGTGACGCGCCCTGCCGCGCATAAACTTTTGCGCTTAGTAGCTGATCGACCGACCGAGGATGGTCATGGCGCAATCGACCGTGTTGACCTGGTTGCTGTTGAGCTTGGGCATCTCAGACACGCTCAGGTAGCCGTAACCATAGGTCAGCGCGCCACCGCTGATGACCTGCTTGAACGCGACTTTTGACAGGTTGCGGCTGATGCCCAACATGGTGATGTAGCCCGCCTGCGCCGGGTCGTGCGCCAGGCTCAGCGTGATCGCC